AAAAACAAGTAATTTCTGATTATTTGTTCTTTGACTTGTAAATCAGAAATAATATTTTTTCTCCTTAAAAAGGATTTAAAATATTCTTCTTTTTGTCCTACCTTTTTATAAAGAAGGACTAAATCTTGATAAGTATATGTCACATTTTGTGAAAATTCTTTGAATATTTCTATACTTGTATCAATTAAAGTGGTTTTCATGGTATCCATAGAATAACCTCTTAAAGAAGAATTACCACATAGTTTTTTAAACATTGGTAAATCTTTTAAATTACCATTTCTAATATCCTTTATTAAAGTTTTTGAAATGATAGGAAGTTTTAACAATAAATCATTGAAATCTTCCTCTAAATACAATCCTAGACCTCCTAAGGAGACTGGGAGTTGTAAATGCCAGTAAAGAGCAGAACTCCTATCTGGCAATAAAGGACCCATATTCCATAAGAATAGGTCCCTAATAAACATCTTATCTTTCTTTGAAAAATAAGGTGGTAACCATGGTAATTGATTTCCTAAGGAAATTCCTTTACCAATTGCAACATTCTTTTCATTAAATGAAGAGTTTGTTTTTGTTGATGATGAGATTAATCTAATCTTTATACCATCAATTATATTAAATTGTTTTTTGACTTTGTCAAATTTTACAATTCTTTCACAGTATCTAAAGATATTCTTTGTTATACCGTGTTTTCCCATAGAAAGTTTAGAACCTAATCTTTCATGGTATCTACTGATTTCCAAAAGATATTCTTTTGGTCCAGTAGCTGCATGGTCATCACCTCCAACATGGAGGCAACGCCATTCAATCGGTTTTAATGGTTCATTATATAAACCCAAATATTTTCTTATAGCTAGATCTTCTACTACAAGATTCATTAGTGTAAGTATTGACTTTGTCAATGGCTCACCCATCATGATTCCTCTCTTAGAAAGAAAAGAATCATTAGTTTTATCAGAGATAAAAAGTCTAGGCATTGTTATACATTGTATAGCATTGTCTATAAATGATGAATTAATAATTAAACCATCAAAAAATCCATTTGTAAGCTGTTTTGCAACTTTAAAAGGTATATGATCAGTTGCCTCTTTGAGGTCTGATGATAATATAAAAGGTGATTCTTTGAACCCTTTTTTATTCAGTGCTTTGATATAATCAAAAGCCTGATCTTCCCTTCTGAAACTACTAGCTGCAGAAGGATGGTTTTCTAGATATTTTCTAGATAAATGGCCAGGAAATTGTTGTAATACAACATTCCACCATTCAGAAGTGGTTACTATCCTAGATTTACCACCTGGTTCTGCAATAGTTATTAACTTTGCATTAATATAATTTCTATTAATATTCTCAAAGAGATAATTAGAAATTACTAGTATTTGATCGCCAATAGCTTCGTCAAATCCTAAAAAGAATAACTGTTCACCTAAAAATAGGTCATCAGTTATTGGTGAACCAAAATCTCCTTTTTTAAGGAGAGGTTCATCTCTACACCAATATCGAAATCTTTGACTTCCTTTTGGTGTTTTAAATTCTTTACCAGAAATAATGAGAATCTCATCTTCTGGTACAGTATAAGAAAGAAATGGATTTATAAAATCCATTATTTCTTGAGCTCTACCTCCATTACTAATGGAGTTAAAGTAAGATCCACTACATCCTAAGGATATATGTGAATCTTTATTGGAGACCATTGAATTACTTTTTAAGTATTTTCCAATTCTCCTTGATGATTGATAAATAAGATTTAATAAATCATTATCAACCTCAAAATCAGTAGTTACATTTAACTTAAATGTTTCAATTGATTTTCTTTCAACAGTTTCATCTCCCACTGGAAGATGTCTTGTTTGACAGAAATGATATAATGAAGTAACTTCACTATCATTTTCTATATTTAGTTCAAAATTAATAATTTTGTAACTAATTAATAACTTCCAAATAAAGTTGTTATAACTTATCTTTGGAGGTTCACCACTCAATTTAGCTATTCTATAGTAATAATATGATGTGGTTTCTTTCCAGAAATTAGTGGATTCTTTGAGTCCAAAAATTCCTGATTTTATAATTTTTCTTATCAGTGATAAACAAAAATTATGATTTTTATAATTAAAGAAATTTTCTTTATTATAAAGTATTAAAGATTGGATAATTGATTTTATCATATCATCTATTCTTTTTATGCAAGCATCACTTCTATCAGAGATGATCTTTGCAATATTATTAGAAAGATTAAAATCTTTTCTAATAATATTTGATCTTCTGGTTTTTCTAAAACCAAAAAGACCAAATTTATTTGCAGGTATGACATAGTCACCATTTGCAAATAATCTGGGTACATATAATGAATACATTATATGCCTAGTATTAACTAACAAATCGGTC